CGTGGGGCGTATCTTTACCAATGAATACTCGCGCATGGGCTTCCTGAACTGGGAGCGCAACAAAGACTACTACCACAAGCTCATCAAAGAGGGTAATGCCCAGTTTGATATGCCTGAAGGACAAACGTCTGCGGATCAGGATTTCCACCTGGTGGAAGACAGCGCCGCATTCAAGGTGCAAAAGGCTAAAAACGAAACCATTGTAGCGTCTAATGATACTGCTGCTCCTTTAGCAAAACTGTTTGGTGATGTGGCTGATAAAGCCGCTGAACTGGCTCAGGAGTTCCCAAAACTGACAACGGCGATCAGCGGAGCTTATTCAGCTATACAGGGGCTGGGGGCTATAGGTGGAGCCGGACTCGGTGGGGCAGTGGCGTTGGGTGGAAAAAAACTGTGGAGCGTTCTTCGGGGTGGGTCTGCTGTCGCAGCTGAAGGGGCAGAAATCGCTGCCTCTGGTGGCATAGCCAGCCGCGCCGGGAGTGTTTTAAGCCGTGCCGGTGGTGCAATTGCACGCGGTGCTCATTGGGCCGGTGGTGTTCTTGAGGACGGACTGCTCACGCGTGGTGCCGGGTTGGTTAACCCCTGGACGGTTGGAGCGTTGGCACTGACACCCGGCAGCACTGTTGGTAACAGTAGTGAAATGGGCGAACTTGCGCGGTTAAAGCAGCGCAACATGCAGCAAAACAGCGCAGCAGATGTCCCGGTTGCACTCGATGCACTCAATGAAATGAAGAATTTCATGGAACAGCACAACTCTGTAACGTCTGCCGACGCAGGCGGTGCTGCCGTATCTTCGGCTAAAGCCTCGCCCGCACCTGTTCTTAACGCAAATTTTTATCTCGACGGGCGCGCGCTTACCGACGCGGTGTTACGCCGTGTTGACGTTGATTCAAGGAGGAAATAGTGGCGGATACGATTAACGAGATTGCCGCAGCGCTGGGTGTTGACCTGCTGATGCCAGCCTCGTTCCGGGGCGTGGAGTTCGACTGCCTGTTTACCCGCGACACCCTGGCAAAGGACACCGTGACTTATGCTTACCCATACCGGGACGGCGAAGAGGTGGAAGACCAGGGGCTGAAGGCGGTGAACTTCCGCCTGCAGGCACTCTTCTGGGGCAACCGCTACCAGACGCAGCTTAAAGCCTTTTTAAACGCCCTTAAAACGGCGGGCACCGGTGAACTGGTTCACCCGGTATATGGCTCTGTGCCGGACGTGCAGTTTCTGGAGGCCGGGGTTTTCCATGAGGTGGAGCCGGTAAACGCTGTCACCGTCGACCTGGTCTTTGTGGAGAGCGGCAAGCCTGATGCGCTGTTTGCCACCACCCATTACGAGGCAGACGGCGACAGTATTTTCGACAGCGCCGTCAGCTGGTTCGGGGACGCAATGGACCGGCTTCGCGATATTCAACAGGATATTGCCCGCGTCACCAATATCATCGCCTCAGCAGAGTATGTGGTTAACGCCCTGGCAAACGAGGTGCAATCCACCATCGGAAGCGCCCTCGACTATCTGGACTATCCGACCGCCTTTATCTCTGACCTGAAGCACCTGACCGGTGCATTTACCGACCGGTTGTCACTGAGCGAGGCTTCCCGTCTGTCGGACTGGAACGCGCTGACCGGGCTGAAGGACACCATGCTGACGTTACCGGCGCAGCGCACCACCGCCCAGCAGACCATGTCCTCCGGTAGCGTGTTCGCCTCCACGCTACGCCGTGCCAGCGTGATGCCGCAGAGCGATACGGAGATGATTAACCAGGCCATCCGCCTGGTGGCCGTCAGCGAAATGACCGACACGGCCAGCGATATTTTTGTGAATGAGACCGCCTCCCCGACGCTGTCCTCCACCGATATTGAGCGCATCACCGGCGATGTACGCACCCTTATTGTGGAGTCTATCGCCGCCCAGCGGGCGTCCGTCTCTGCGCGTATGGCCACCTCCGTTCGTGAGCAGGCCGGTACGCCGGATACCCGTCAGGATCAGGCCATCATTGCCGCGCTGCAGGAAAGTGCCTGGCACCTGCAGGAGCAGGCACGCGGGCTGATTCTGGCGCTGCCACCGCTGGTACAGCGTCAGGTGACGCGCCGCTGCAATCTGCCGCTGCTGGCATTTGAGTGGTACGGCGACGCTTCCCGCGCCACGCAGCTGGCCCGCCTCAATCCGTCACTGCGCCAATCCAATAACCTGAATCCGGGAGATGTGCTGTATGCCTGGGCAAGATGAGCAGCGCCTGACGCTGCGTATCGGGGGCCGGTCGCATGACGACTGGGAGCGCTTCGAGGTGGATTCCGACCTGCTGACCCCGGCAGGCGGCTGGCAGTTATCGGTCGGCACCGCCGAGCCGGTGTTGCCCACAAACGTGGAGGCCGGGGCTAAAGCTGAGCTGCGCTACGGCGACAGTACCATCATGACCGGCATGATTGACGAGCTGAGTCATGACGTGAGCCGCGGCCAGCACATGCTGGAACTGAATGGTCGCGATGCAGCGGCGGTACTGGTTGACTGTTCGGCCCCCATTTTTACCGCGCAGGAAATGACGCTGCAGGAGGTTATTTCGCAGGTAATTAAGCCGCTGGGCGTGACCGCTATCCGCATGCAGGCGGAGAACCCCGGCAGCGTGAAGAAGGTCAGCATCGAGCCGGGTGACAGCGCGTGGGATGCGCTGAAGCGCGTCGCTGAGATGAGCGGTCTGTGGCCGTGGATGGCCCCGGACGGCACGCTGATTATCGGCGGGCCGGACTACAACGCAGCGCCGGTGGACACGCTCATCATGCACCGTAACGGGCAGAACAATAACCTGCTCAGGCTGGGCAAGCGTACCGATATGAGCGGGCGTTACTCTCAGACCACGGTACTGGCGCAGGGGCACGGCACGGGGCATGAGGATGGCAAGGCCAACCGCAAATGCACGGTTAAAGACACCACCATGACGCTCTGGCGCCCTCGCATCGTGGTGGAGGGTGACTCACAGAGCGATGAAGAGGTGCAGTTCCGCGCCCGCAAGCTGCAGGCGGATGCCAGGCTAAACGGTTTTGCGCTCTCGGCCACCCTGCGGGGCTTCACCACCGCGAACGGCACGCTGTGGGCACCGGGCCAGCGGGTTTACGTAAAAAGCGACGTTCTCGGAGTCGACGACGTTTACTTCATCATGCGCCGCACCTTCCGGGGCGGGCGTGGCCAGCGGCAGGAAACCTCGCTGCTGCTCCGTGAGGACGGTATCTGGTTGCCGGATGCGTATCCGAAGTCCGGCCACCGCAAGGGGCACCGGCGCGGCAAAAAAGACAAGGGACTGTGGACAACATGGGAGCAGGTCGACAATGCCTGATTTTTCAGCACTGATAGATAAGCGCATCCGCAAAGCGCTCAGCGGCATACGTCTGGCCTTTCGCGGTGTGCTGACCCGTATCACCACCACGGGCGGCGTCCAGACCGCACAGGTGGCCGGGCTGGCCCCTGAAGGGCTGGAGGGCATCGAGATGTTTCAGCAGTACGGCTTCACCACTGCACCGCCAGAGGGTGCGATGGCCATTGTGCTGCCGCTGGGTGGACGTACCAGCCACGGGATCGTGATTGCCACAGAGCACAGCAGCTACCGTCTGCAGGGGCTGGAGTCCGGCGAAGTGGCCATCTATACCGATGAGGGGGCCAGCATCGTCCTGAAGCGTAACCGTATCATCGCTGCCACCTGTGACGACTGGGAGCTGGACTGCAAGCGCATGAAGGTTAACGCCTCGGAGTCTGTAGCGTTCACCACGCCGGAGCTGAGTACGTCAGAAAAACTCACTGCACAAGGGCTTATCAGCGGTAACGGCGGTATGGCCATCAAAGGCGGCGACGGTGGCGTGACGGCCTCATTTGAGGGTAATATCAGACATACGGGCGGCACCATCACCTCGGTGGCCGTCACCATCAACGGTGTTAAAATTGGGCCTCACATCCACGACACCCCGGATGGCCCGTCAGGCCCGCCCAAAAACGCATAACCTCACCGGGGCATCCCCACCCCGGACTTAGCCGCTTCACCCCCGTACCTTACTGCCTTCCCGCGCCTGCGGCATTCTGCCCGCTATGGACGCTTACATCGATCACACCACCGGCGACTACACCGGACAGCGCTGCACCGACCTGCATAACGCGGTCTGGCTACGTCTGCGCATCCGCAAGGGCACGTACTGGGCTGACTCACAGATGGGGTCACGACTGCATGAGCTGGCCCGCGCAAAGGACACACCGCAGACCCGCACGCTGGCCCGCCAGTATGCCGAACAGGCGCTGCAGCCGCTGATTGATGACAAACGGGCGACCGCTGTGGATGTGGTCGTCACCTCGCCTGATACCGGCTGGCTGTTGCTTTCCATTACGGTCACCAGCGCGGGCGGGGATGTGCTGACCTTCCGGCATCCGGTCAAAGTGGTTTAAACGGGGAATTATGGCTCGCAGCGTACCGGCACTCGCCGACATTACTCAACAACAGCTACGGGATATCCGCAACCAGCTCCCGGATGCGGACGTCTCCGGGGACAGCGACTACGCCATCCGGGCGAACGCCGTCTCAGGCGTAGCTCAGGGGCTGTACAACGACCAGAGCTGGATACTGCGCCAGATATTTGCCGACACCGCTGACCATGACTGGCTGGTGATGCACGCCCGCTCACGTGGTCTTTCCCCCAAACCCGCCAGTGCGGCCAGTGGTCAGGCGATATTCACCGGTTCGGCGGGTCTGAAAGTGGTCAGCGGTCTGCAGTTCCGCCCGCGTGGCGGCAATGTGCTTTACCAGACCACGGCAGAGGCCACGCTTAATGACCAGGGCACCGTTACCGTGAGCGCCAGCGCCATGACCACTGGTGTTGCGGGCAACCTCAGTGACAACACCGCTGCCACGCTGCTCAGTGCGCCGCAGGGTATCGACAGTGCGGTGACGATTAAGACCATGCGCGGTGGCACGGATGCCGAGAGAGATGACTCGCTGCTCTCGCGCCTGCTGGAGCTGATGCGCCGCCCGCCAGCCGGGGGCAACAAATACGACTACCGCCGCTGGGCGATGGAGGTCAGCGGCGTATCGGAGGCTTACGTTTACCCCCTGCGCCGGGG